AACACTCTTACTTATCAATGATCCTCTCTGTGAATAGTAGCCATAGACAGTGCCACTCTCTGAATCAGATACTGAAGTCTTCCACAATCTCCAACCTCCAGCAACTAATTACTATTTAGAATATATGCCCTTAGTTGCTACTGGTATACCTCTTGTGGTAGTTGTTCTCACCTCTGCTCTAGTCAGTCCCAATTACATAGCAAGTACATTCAGTTATTCTGTTCTATCCTCATATATAACTGGGAACAGTGCTGGTGTAAGATTGTCAGGTGATGCTAGGTTTGCATTGTTAATAACAGCATATGGTGCAATTTACCAAGCATCATAATTCAGTATTATTAGTGCCCTCCCACTAGCATTGATGGATATTTGGGCAGTCTGGTAATCATAAGTTGTTAATGTCTTTTCAGGTATGATTCTTGGTGTTCTGACTCCTATTACATCTGGGTTAAATGGGTCTATGTGACTTAAAGCGTACTAAATCTCAGTATCTTAGCTCGCCAAGTCTGCTAATTGACCTAATACTGCTGGCATTCTCTCCATAGCCATAAGTAGGTCTTCTTGGTCTATGTTGAGTGATCTTGGTCCTTCATATCTTGCTCTTAATGCACTTAACTCTTACTCAAGTTTCTCTATCTTCTCAGTGTAACCTTTGATAGGTCTCTAATCAGTTTGGTTATTAAATCCTATTTGATCCAACTCTGATACTGGCACAAACATGGCATTCATACCTGATGCAGGAGGTGTCTTCTTGCCAATCATTCCTGCAGCCGCTAACAGGTGTTTGCCATAGTTAGCATTGTTGTTGTTGTTGTGGAATTGAGATGCTTAAGTCAGTGCTTCTTTATAGCCTGCAGATGGATATTACTCTACAAGTGACACTCCATAAATTTTCTCTGCTGATTTCCAATTGAATCCTAGTTTTCCATTATGTGCAGTCAGGATCTTTATTTGTTATCTGGCAGTAGGTCTGTTCTTAGATTGTACCAGTTGTGCATAGTGTTGGGAATTGAGATGCACTAACACACCCTTTGCAGCAAATGGTAATAAGTGTTAAGGTAAGTCTAGTAGTTATGCTGCCTTAAACAAGACATAAACTGGTACTATCATGCTATCTACAGTAACAGTGCCAATTCCAGGAATTTTCTTCAAATCATCTAAGTTCTTAGCATTTGATACTGCACTAGCAGCATCAGTGGTAATTTGTTCCATGAGGTATTTTTATTTACCCAATACTCTGATTCCCTATAATGCCACATCCATAGGTGTAATTCTTTGTGGCAGTTTGAACTAAAATCTTGGGTTCTTCCTTGCTACTGGTTCCTCCATATTGAATATAGATGGGTAATCTTAGGCTTAAATGGCTGTGTATAATCCTTTCTCACTTATCCATTGTGTTATTCGATTAATGTCATGACCATATTGTTAGTCAAAGTAATGATCATCCGTCATCACCACATCTCGGCCCCAATTGGCATCTTCTCTGATATTTCTATATTTTGATGGTAATTAGCTCAACATGACTTAAACTAATCTCTGTACGGACTCACTGTACAAATACATGGCTTTAAGTGATAAAATTTTACTTCTCATCAATCCTACAGCCGTCTTTGTGCATTTAGTCTTGACTGCATGTTTTGTCCATCCCATTTTCAATAAGGCATGGTCTATTCTCCTGAACACTGAGTAGTCTCCTTCTGTGCTTCTCAGGACTATTTTGACAAATGTTGCTCCATCAGGTGTACCTTCATGTTCTACAGTTGTCATGAATCCCAAACTTTTATAAATCTCAGTTGCTTTCTCCACATAGTCATTTAATTGCATCAGAAATGTGATAACATCATCTCCTTCTACAAAGCACCACCACTAAGACTTCTTCATACCTAGCTTCTTTGCTACATATTTCTAAAGTAGGTATTATAGGTATGTATTAGTCAAAGATGTGGTCTGCTCTCCACTGTTTCTAGTGGTTTTTGTCAGTAGTATCATCATCCTGGTTTTGATGTAATTATTGTTGAGTGCTATAGCTTCCCAAAGCTAGCATGCCTTATCTCCCACTATATGTTTGAATAACTCTCTCTCTATTTACCAGATCTCATCTTTCTATGCTGAGTCATAGCATGACACATCTAGACATACTGCATAATTAAATTGCTTGGCTTTGTCTCTGAGTGCCATAGTGATCTTATCGTCATTCATCTTCTTGATGAAATGTGGATTCTGGTACACTTGATCTTCAACTTCCTAATAAATTACTGCTGATAAAGATCTGACTATCTCTTATCTTGCTGAGATCATCCTTGCCCATCCATCTGACATGGTAATCTCTTTCTTAATGAATGACTCAGTGTTTGTTATTGTGTCCAATCCATTTTCTTTCACAAATTCTAGACCTTCCACGATCCTGTCTTTGACACTTTTAGTCTTGTTTGATGATCTCACTAATTCTATAGCTTT